CCGACGACTAACGTTAATCAAACTACCAATAATGTAACTAGACCACCAGCAAGAACACTGATTCAACATACCGAGAATACTCAAAATCTAGATTTAGTTGGTGAAAAATGAACGCAAAACTAAAAAGGGGCCGAAAGGCCCCTTTGTTCTATATCACATCCTCAATTAGTCATCATTGACCAGATTTCGGAAGTATGCCATGGTATCACCATCGTCATCAGAGTCACCAGAATCGCTTTGGAGACTCGCTTTAGAGTTTGATGTAGGAATACTTGTCCGCTTGGTATCAACCTTCCTAGTGACATTCTGGGTGACCTGAGTAGTATTATCGTCATCATCGGCCGATTCAAATTCACGAGCACTGCCGGCAGGCTTGGAATTTAGAACAGTATCGAGCTTCTTAGCTAGTTCATCGTATGACTTGAACTTGCTTGGATCAACGAAGTCCTTAAGCAGATACTGACGATTCACAATCTCAAGAATGTCTTGCTCAGAGTCAGCAATGGCACTTGGGCTTGCAAAGGTACTCTGATCATAGTTGGGATATCCTTCAACCTTACGCTGACGAAGCTTGAAATCGGCGCCTTCCCAAAGATCAAAGACGTTCACTGGATCCTCATCCTCGAAAGTTGGGCGAGCCTTATCCATAATCTTGTCAAAGATTTTCTTACCAAAACGGAATAGACGAACTTGACCTTCATTCTCGGGATGCTTCGGATCGGACACGATATAGACGTTTGCGATATAAGCTAGCTTACGCTTTTGCTTACGAGCAATTTCTTTATCTGATTCGATGCCGCTATTCCAATATCCACTATTTTGTTCACACCTTTATGTTCAAAAGAATTCGCTATTATTCTTTCCGGATAATAAATCCAGCTATATGTTTCCATATAGAACAGACTATATCACATTCCTTATATCATCTAACGTAATGTAATTAGATGAAGGAACCCTCGCACTTCCGCCCCCAATCGCGATTGGGGCGTACTCCCTGTCACGGGATAGTCGTTGAACCTTCCGATAAAAATCATCGGCTTGGCTGCTGATTGCCATATTTAAAAATTCAGCAAAATCATTTATATCGTGGTCAAAAAGTAATCTGTCTTTATTAACGCTAGAAGGCACAAAAACTACAAACATTTCTTCATTTTCTAATGTAATATTTCGCATTTTATCAAAATTAGTTTCAAATGTATACGAACTCTTTACTTCAATGAATAAATTGAGTTCATCAATATAGATGTCAATATTTGATAATCCGCTCTTATTATTAGAACATTTTAGTCGTTTTTTATTTTTACCAGTCTTTGGTTTTAATCCAAAGCTATAAAGAGCTTTTAATACAGCATCTTCATAACCTTGAACAAAATGTTTTTCGCCGTCGATGTCTACAAACTTTCCAGTTTGTCTAAAATGTTCGCCACCAGTATGTGTTCCGTTTATAGTCTTTGTTTTATCGATTTTTGTTAAAATTTCTGCTTTTTCTTCATCAGTGTAATTTTTCCACTGCTCGCGCGTTCTGATAGAGTGATAATCGTGTCCGTATTTTTCACATCTAGTTAAATAGCCTCTATAAGCTGATTCACTAGCTGCGCCCGGATTTTTTCTCTCCATTTAGCGAGTCCAACCAATTTAGCTTGTATTGTTTCTTGCTGCCGAGCTGAATCGGATTGTTTTTTTCGTGTATTAAGTTTACATTGTTCGCATTTTCCACAAATCGATCTATACCCTTCTACTATGTTTATGAATTTTGTCCTATACGTGTTATCATATAGACAATAGCCCTCATTTTCCATTGCATAAAACTTATCATAGTATTGCTGAGGCGTATATCCAAATGGTCTGATGGCATTCATTAGGCCTCTCATCGTTGTATATGTCACACATGTTAGTGGGCAATACAATTCTCCAATTATGGCCGTTCTATTGTTAACTGATTTCTTTTTGACTATATTTTTAAAATGATCTTGCTTGCTATACATTTTCAAACCTTTCGATTATCTTAACATATAGCTATTTATAAACTTAGGGTTTCCAGCAATTCACGAGGTTTTTCGATGATTGTTACCAATCAAAGCCGCATATTAGTTTACGGGACAGGATTCGCCTAGAGTGGTCGGGCAATCCTCGATAAACCATCGACCAGTTGGGCCCTGAAAACCGTGGTTGAATACACGAACCCATGGAAGTTCATCCATTACGTCCTTTCCATCAACAGCCTTTACAGTACGAGGGAGAAAGCGAATTACTGCCGTGCCGTTACCTGCCTTGTCGACTTCAAGCTTCCAGAAACGATCGTCACCATATGACTTTGATTCTGGATTGACCATCTTCTCAAATTCATTTGAAATCTTTGAGAAATCGGTATTGCGCATTTTGCGTAGTTGTGCTAGATCCATAATTGTATTTCCTTAGTATTAACGTTGTATGAACGAAGTATATGCGTTGTCGTCATAATCTTCATATGCGCCAAAGATATCGCCGTCATCATCTTCAGCAAAAGTATTTATCACTCTCATTCCCTGCCCTGGAATGTTTCGGGAATGCTTGAGTGGACGGTTTTTCTTACGACGATCATTGAAAAAATCATCATCGTCATTGTAATTCAGTTTTTGTTTCTTAGCCATGATTCAGCTCAGTTAGGTTCTCTTTGAATTGATTGTAAATTGTACTACACTTATCTTTGTCAAACTTGACAAATCTTCGGGATTTTTGGATTGTCTTAAAATACTCATGCCATAACATGATCATTGGTTCCCATTTTGTCAAGTAGTTTTCAAATTCTTGAATGATTACCATTGATTCTAACGTTATGTGTCCTCCTAAGTATAGTAACAAAAGTTCTGGATCTCCGTTATCAATTGACAGCATTGATTGACCAGAGAGTTTCTTGTTCTCAAGACTAGAAAAGATTGTCGATAAATCATTTCTAAACACTTGAGTCATCGACTGTTTACGCTTAATCCAAATATCGTAATATTCATGAGCATCTCCACTATAGATTTTATCTGGATTGCCATAAGCATAATTGGCCACATAGAATTGAATTAGATCCCGCTCATTAGCAAATTTCTTAGCCAGTCGCTCAAATAGAACTCGGTCTCTTCTTTTGTCATAATGCTCTCTCAGGTATTTGGTTTTGCCATTCGTTTCGAATACGTCATACTTGTCGGATTCGAAGTGAAGCTTTACTGCCATATACAACTTACACGCTCGAAAGCCATCCATTTTCTAGAATCTCTGGGTGATTTAGATCTCGCACAGTACAGTTCTTGTTTGGGCAGAAATACGACTGCATCATCGAGTGCCACATGATGGCGGAGTCTTCGTCTGCAAAGATAGGGCTAAATTCCTTATCATCGTTTTCAGAATCTACCCAGATGAATTCATTGTCGGCTTTGGATGGCCCGATATTATAATTAATGAGTTTTAGTTTCATGATTAATCAAAAAGTAGAGTAGGTACTTTAGGGAGCATATTCAGTTCACGGAAATCGTTTTCGATCTTGTCTTTCAATGGCTTATTAATAAACTTGGCAACATCACTTGGTTCTAGCGAATTTTCTTCGCAATACTGAATGATAGTCTCAATATATGAGAGCTTCGATTCATTTGCCAATTGTTCAATATGGAGGGAGAATTGTGCGGGAGTCTCAAACATGCGATTTCATTTTTCAATAAGTTGAGTTTGCTTTTTTTACAGAGGAATACTCTTTGAATTTGTCATTATACAGTCGATTGATTGGATGATTTTTATCGAGTGTTTCCATTTTCTCGGAAAATTCTCGGAGAAAATATGTAAACCATCGATCGAGGACGATGAGGCGATTGGATAGCTCAGTTTGATTCATGTTCATCCGCGCCTCATTCGAGCTACATCCACAGCTTCTTCCTGAGAAAATATAGGAACCATCGACGACTTATGCATTACCGCGATGCCGAGAATCTTGTCGCCGGTATACACTTTATCGTCTGCCTTGGTTGCATTACCACGAGTAGTTTCAACAGAAGGAAGATGCTTGATACTCCGATCTTCTGGGACACCAAGATTATATTTCAGTAGTTTCTTTTTCTCGATTTTCACTTCTTTCTTTGATTCATACTTTTTCAACATAGTCTCCCAATCAGATTGAAGCTGTCGTTGTTTGGCATTAGGCTTTTTCTTCTTGGAAGACTTTTCAAAGATTCTGATCATACTCATAATCATCTCTCACTGTGAATGATAATGATACTATATCACATTCCACACATCTTGTAAATAATTTTAATCATCATCTTGTTCTTTCATTTGGGTCATCTTGATCTCTTGCATAGTCTTCTTTAGCTTTACGTTTCATCTTGTTATGACGTTGCTCAAGGCGTTTCATGACAGCATCCGCCGCAAGCCAGATATCTCGGCCGTCAAGCATCGCATTGATCTCTTTATCGGTAAGAAACCCGTCATACACGTCACGGAAAAGGCCCTCAGACCAAGCGCGTTCAAAATTCATCTGGTCGTACATCTCGTATAAATAAAAATACCAGTCGCGGTTGCCGCAATAACCCACTGGTTCTATGTTTTGGATACTTCACAAAGAAAGGAAACACAGCTATGACTACTTATAAACCATTTTTTTATATTATTCAAAATACACATAATGGTATGTATTACGCGGGGGCAAAATGGAGTAAGACTACAACGGACCCAAATCAATTTATGAAAGATGGTGGGTACATTACATCATCTGGAACTATACATAAAATAATTCAAGAGCATGGATTAGATGTTTTTGTGATCAGACGATTACGTATATTTATATCCGGTGAAGAAGCATTTAAATACGAAACTAGATTTCTGCGCAAGGTAAACGCAAAAGATAACCCAATGTTTTATAATCTCCACAACAATGATGGTTTTTTTGACAGAGACTTAGCTCGACAAAGAATGGTCGATGTTTTAGGTGTAGAAAATGCATTTCAATCCGAAAGCGTTAAAGCAAAGATAAAACAAACACTATTAATCAATATGGGGGTCGATAATGCCTTTAAGAGCCCTGTGGTTAAACAAAAAAGTAAAATGACAAAGCTAGAACGATATAACGATGAAAATTATAATAACAGAGAAAAAGCGAAAAATACATGGCTACAAATTTATGGCGTGAATCACCCAAAGAAAACACCAGAAGTCAATGAAAAAATGAAAAGCACGTGTATAGAAAGATATGGTGTTGAATATTATGTAATAACCGAAGAATTCAAGAAGAAGAAAAAACAAACTTTGCATGATACGTATGGTGTTGATAACATTTCACAGACCGAGGAATGGAAAGAAAAGGTAAAAGCGAATAGAAAAATTAAAATTCAAAGACCTCAAGTTACACAAATAAAAATGTATTGTAAGAAATATAAAATTACAATCGGTAAAGGTTGGTATCAACAAAGTGATGAGAAGTTAAATATAGTTTTGGACGATTTGCGGAAACAATACGGCGAGATATAGGATAAACATGGGGGATTAATCCCCCATTTATTTTAATTAATTTTTTGATTTATTTTTCTTTTGTATATGTTTTTGCCGTTTATTTAATCTCTCCATGACACCGTCAGTACCCATCCAAATATCAGCACCATTTAACATACGTTGAATTTCACTCTCAGATAAAAATCCATCATAAATATCTTTCATCAACTTAATTGACCAATCCCGTTCAAATTCTGCCTGAGAATGTAATTCATGACCCTTTCCAATCATACCCGATGAATAGTTGTGACACATCCAGACGCAATGATTAGAAAGTTCAACCATGTCAGCAGCAAGAGCAATAATTGTCGCAGCAGAGCAACATTGCCCTTCAACAGACACAATGATCGTTGCATCAGAGTCGCCCATAGCTCGACCGAATTGAAGTGCTGTGAATAGATCGCCACCGGGGCTGTTTACATAAATTTTGACTACATCTTCTTCACTTGCGTGACGAATCATATCAAAAACTGAAATGTATTCATCGGCTTCCTCTATTCGCCCAGTAAGGTAAAACTCATGAAAAGTCGCCATCGGCTTACTGGCAAATAGCCTATTGCCGTTTTGTTTAACCTTGATAATCTCTTCTAGGTCAATATTGGAATTTTTAGTTTTTTTAGCAGTTGTAAAGTTTTGCATATTCTTCCCTTATAGTCATGAATTCAGGTAACCACTTTTTGACTTTTTGCTTGAATACTAATGCCGTATTGCTTTCATCGCAACCCATAATGATCACTAGATCTTCTGCAAGGATGCCAACTCTTTCCCACGCCATAAATGAATATGCGGCTGTCTGGTAAAAGTATCCATGAATGTCATCCAGAGTCTTTACTCGCCCAGATGTTTTAAAATCAATGACAGATAGCTTACCCTCATACTCGGCAATCGCGTCCACTGTACCAGCAACCTGAAGTTTATCAGACCAAAGTCGCTGCTCAATGAAGTGGATATTGTCAATCTTATTCAGTTCTGGTATCATCGAATTCCAGACCATGGAATCAACTAGATCTGAATCCACTGGCTTATTATTCAGATAGTCTTCACAGTATGAATGAATCTTAGTCCCCCGATTGGCCGCCCGACGACTAATTCGATTAGCTTCTTCCTCGCCGACTCGCTTTCGCCATTCAAGGATATCAGCTTTGGATCGAATACCAACTACTGAGGTAACTGATGGGTAGCGCCTGCCCGCCGGTGTTTCATAGTAGCGAGCATTTGCCTCATTGATTTGTACTAGCTCATCAAGCTCATGACGAATATGATTAAACATTAGAGACCGGCTCGTTCACATGCAAGAATCCATGATTTTACCAAACCCGATCTGACGATATCAGAAGAATAAAATTTTATAATGTCAAATTCTTCCATACTTCCTGCTACTTTCATGAAATCGGCAAATCCACTGACATCATTCTTATTTTTAATGAGGTCATTTTGTTTGGTGTCACCACAAAATACGATTTGTGTATTTTTGCCACACCGAGTCATCAGGGAATTTAATTCATGCCATGTACAATCTTGGCTTTCATCAACAATTATAACACAATTATCAAGGGTGATGCCACGAATGAACGATGTTGTCATGAATTCAATAACGCCCTTGGTCGTTAGAATATTATATGCGGTGCCATTTTCACATAAATCATCAACAATCTGTTTAAATGGAGTTGTGTACACGAGTGTTTTCTCGGCCATATCCCCTTTTAAAAATCCGATATCTCTAGTTGGAACAGCCGATCGAACAAAAACAATTTTATTTTTCCGTTGAGCAAAAACCTCTTGTAGAGCAAGATAAGTTGCAACATAAGTCTTACCCGTGCCAGCTGAACCACATGCAACAACGTTTTGGCCATGCATAAATGCCGCAAACATCTCTCGCTGGGATTCGGTAATCGGTTGTATACTTTTGACATTGAGATTATCGATCTTCGCTTTGACTGGTTTGGCCTTACGTTTGCGAACACCAACCTCAATTGAATCAGCAATATCTAGATCAAATCGTGACATTAAAAATGTTCCTATGAAAATGGCAAGTCGCCATGACTCTATTTAATTCGTCAGAATTGAACTGATGAATTGTCTTTCAATGCTTTACCACCAGGAGTTCGTTCACTGATTTTAGCCAGAGTTTCTTTCCAACCAGAATCATGCTTGCCGAAACCAAGTCGAACTGAATCCCCCATACTTGGGGCAACTGTGATCCATGATTCTACATTGGGGTTGTCTGCAAGATATTGTTCTTTCTGAGAGATTTTCATTACTTTCTCGAAAATCTCTCCCGTATCTTTGTTTCGGAATTCGTATGTTGGCAAATTAGTCTCCTAGAATTTGATTGAGTGGATTTAGATGATTTTGACGAATGCGCCAGAGTTCTGTGGCTTGACACTGATGACCTTTCTGACCAAACATGTCAGACACACCGGAGGCATCCAGAAGCACCTGGAGAAGTTCGGGATTCTCGATGATGTACACATCCCATAAATATGAATAGAGTCTCCTGACCTCATCTACATTAACCGGTTTTCGGCCCTTAGCCTGTCGCCACGTTAGCCCGGTGGATCCATCTTCAAAAACTTTACAAGCTTGATAGATCTCTTCGATTGACCTATTATCATAGGTCTTTAGTCGTGCATAGAACGCTGAAAAGCGCTTGTCGCCGCGACTGGAGCATTCGAGATATGGGGCTTCACCGTGTTTGATCATTTTCTATTTAACCCAATCAGGGACAGGTCGATTTTTCCATTTAAGAATATGCTGCTTGGCACCAAGATAATAGG